GAAGGTTTTGCTAAAACTCTTAGAATCAAAGGTCTTGGAACAAAGACCATAGAAAAACTTGATTTACAGTATATAGAAGATATATACCTGTTGACACCCGAGTTTATAGAGGAAAGGCTAGGTTCAGAGAAACTAGCAACGAAGTTAGTAAATGAAATCGAATTAAGTAAAAATGCTAATCTTCAAGAGTTACTACCAGCCTTTGCCATACCACTTTTTGGATCTACAGCTTCTCAAAAATTATGCAATACGATTAGTCACATTGATGAATTAACCGAGAAGAGATGTAGTGAAGCGGGGTTAGGTCCAAAAGTTACAACTAATATCTGTAGTTGGTATGAAACAGCATACAAAAACGGATACAAAGACTTACCTTTCACATGGAAAGCAGATATTTTCGAAGGAGTACCAGTCGTAGATATAAACGAAGTAGTTTGTATCTCGGGACGCTTGACTTCATATAAAACGAAAGCAGACGCAAAGAAAGAATTAGAGAGATATGGATATCGAGTAAAAGATACTTTAACAAAAGATGTAACCATCCTAATTAATGAAAGTGGCACAGCCTCAAGTAAGACAAAGTCAGCAGAATCAAAAGGAATAAAAATAGTAACAAATATAAAACAGCTAATTGGAGAAAATAATGGCAGTACCTAAGTGGACAGAAGAACGAACTCAAGAATTAACAGAGTTCGTAGGCGGGGAATCACCCGTATCTCAAGCAACAGTTGCAGAAGCAGCTGACCAGCTTGAAACATCTCCTAGATCAGTTAGTTCTAAGTTAAGGAAAATGGGATTCGAGGTTGAACTCGCATCTTCAGTTTCTACTAGAACATTTACTGAACAGGAGGAAGCAACTTTATCAGCATTTGTATCAGATAACTCTGGTAACTACACATATGCAGACATTGCAAACGCCTTTGAAGGCGGAAAATATGGCGCTAAGTCAATTCAAGGAAAGATCCTTTCTATGGAATTGACTGATCATGTTAAACCTACTGAGAAGCCTGCTTCAGTCAGAACTTATTCTGAATCTGAAGAAGCTACCTTCTTAACAATGGTAGGTGACGGTGCGTTTGTTGAAGACATCGCTGATGCTCTTGGCAAGCCCGTCAATTCAATCAGAGGTAAAGCTCTTTCTTTCCTGAGAACAGGTGAGATAGATGCTATTCCTTCGCAGAGAGAAAGTACAGCTGCTTCTAAAGTAGATGCACTTACTGCGCTAGGGGATATCTCGGATCACACAGTTGATCAGATTGCTGAGGAAATCGGCAAAACTGTCAGAGGTGTGAAAACAATGCTAACCAGAAGAGGTCTTGCGTGCGCAGACTATGATGGTGCGGCAAGAAAAGAAAAAGCATCCAGCTAATCTTTTCATCCTAGAGGCGTGGTTAAGGCAACTTGACCACGCTTTCTTTTGCACATAAATTTGGGAGAATAATGAATATAAGTTCAGCACTTATTAATAAGATAATTGTCGAACAGGACATGGAAACCTGGGGCGCTCTTGAACCTCATTATTTACCAACAGAATACCAACCAATCTTTCGAGCCGTTGAAACACACTTCTCGACTTTCAAATCTCTACCCACGTTTGATGACTTAAAACTAAGTCTCAGAGACCAGTCTATCAAAGAGAAGATCTTTGCAATAGAAACTCTTGACGTGGACTCAGAAGCACCACATCTTCTTGAATACCTAAAAAACGAATATACACATGGCGAAATCTTAAATAAATTAGATAAGTATGTAGATACTTCTGTGGCTATGTCTAGCGCAGAAGAGCATATTCTTGCTTTAGAAGATATATCAGTAGATATGCGAAATAAAGTTGAGATAGAAGACTCGGAAGAAATCAATATGCAGAAAATCAATCCTTTAGAGACAGAAGAGCAGTTGAAAAACTACATACCACTTGGGCTAAATACAGAATATGATGCGAAGAATCACTTTGCAAAAACTGACTTAGTACTAATTGGCGGACGTAGAGGTAGTGGTAAGTCTCTCGTATGTGCAAACATAGCAGTGAACCAGTATGATGCTGGTAAGAGTAGTCTTTTCTTTACAATAGAAATGACAAAAGATCAAACATTCAGAAGAATGGCGTCTATAGCTACAGGTATTCCTCTCGAGAGACTTAGGAATCGTATGCTAACTGCAAAAGAGTTTAATAAACTCGCAGAGTGGAACGCAAGTAGATACGAAGGTAGTACCAATATTCTGAATGACTTTTATACTCATGGAGACTATGATAAGTTTCAAGAAACTTTGATCAAACTCCCTCTGCGACTAGATAGACAACTAGATATAGTATATGACCCAGCCCTTACTTTAGCTAAAATTAAAGCGGAAGTAGAAGTTCGAATGAACTATTTAGACATTGGAGTTGTAATTGTAGACTATATCAACCAAGTGAAACGATCCTCGCTTCCAAGTAAAGGCGGACAATATGATTGGACAGAGCAGATAGAAGTTAGTAAAACTTTGAAACAGTATGCTCAAGAACATAAGTGTCTATATGTAAGTCCTTATCAGGTTGACGCTACTGGAGAAGCAAGATTTGCAAAAGGTATCTTAGATGCCGCAGATGCTGCTTACTCTTTAGAGACTTGGGAGCCAGGTGATAACTGCATGACGTTTGAGTGTAAGAAGATGAGAAACGGTCCGATCGAGGACTTCTCGTCTCAAATCGAGTGGGACACATTAAAGATTGGACCTCAATCTGCAATGACACCTAAACAAAAAGATGCACTAAAGAAAGAAATGTCTTCAGGAGAAGATGTACAGGAGTTATAATGGCAAGTGATAGAATAGGAAAACAGTCAGCAAATCTAATAGCATTACCACTACATGAGTGGGTTACTATGAAAGCTTCAGAACTACTTAGTAAAGATGTGATTGCTGGCAATATAGAAAATATACCTGTAAACGAACCTCTTATGGAAAGTTTGATTACAGAAGGTATGCATAATCCAGTACTATGCCTTAGCACTTACTGGCCTATTGCAGGTGGACAGCGCATAAGAGCTATCCACGAAATTAGAAAAACAGATAAGGACTTTGACATTGATATTAACATAATGATGTTCTCTAAGCCTTATCACAACTTGTACTATCTATGGGGCGATGTCGAAGAAAGAGATCGTATCATAGCTATTACATTTCAATTATGGGAGCTTGTATTTAAAAGTTTGTATTATGATGCCGACAAAACGGTAACGGGGGTCGACATGACATACTACGAAGATTTAGGAGAAAAGCTAAAATGGAAACTGAACGAAGAGATGAAGTCGAAACAGAAGTTGACAGAGGACTGATATCGTTTTTGGAAACACTTACTGCATTTATATTAGTTGCAGTATTATTTTTTCCGATATTTAGAATAATTTATAATAGTATATGAACGTAGACGAAATATTACATAAACATAAAATAGTATACCGCAATCAAGGTGCGGACTATGTTGTGGCATGCCTGAACCCAGAGCATGATGATAGTAATCCGTCTATGCGTATTGATAAAATTACAGGAATCTTCAACTGTTTTGCCTGCGGTTTCAAAGGAAATATCTTTAAGTACTTTGATGCCCCAGTTAGTCACCTTGAGATTAAAAGAAATAACATAAAGAAAAAGATAGAAGAGGTAAGGGCGCAGAACATAGGGCTGCTAACACCAAGCGACGCGTTGCCTTATACCAGTAACTTTAGAGATATAAAACCTAAAACCTATGCTGAGTTTGGCGCTTTTACGCACCATGACTCACATTTTATAGGTAGAATTGTATTTCCAGTTACAGATATTACAGGCGCAACACGAGCCTTCATAGGCAGACATCAGGATAGAACAGTAATACCTAAGTATTTAATCTACCCCCCAAAGTCTAAGCTGCCCTTATTTCCTTTTAATGCAAAGCCTATCATGGGCAGAGTAATATTGGTGGAAGGAATTTTTGATGCGTTAAATCTTCACGATAAAGGTTTAACAAATGCAATGTGTTGCTTTGGCACACAAAATATCGATACATACAAATTAAGTATGTTAAAGTTTATAGGTGTACGTCAAGTAGATATTCTATTTGATGGAGACACCGCAGGGAGAGAGGCTGCAGAAAAAGTTGCAGACTTATGTGAACAAGTAGAGCTTTTGGCTAATATAGAAAGCATGCCTGATGGATTAGACCCAGGTGCATTGCCAGAAGACAGAGTAAGAAAATTAAAAGAGTATTTATATGACTAAAGAAATAAAAGTAGCCTTAATAGATAAGGCACCAAACCGCACAGACTATGTGAGACATTTCAACAATGAGTTTGAATTCGATCACTTTCACCTGTGTAGTAATCCAGAAATTAAAAAAGTTTTAAAACGTGACGTAGACATCGAGATTGATCTTGATGCGTACGACTGGGTCATTCTCGTAGGAAGTGAAGCATTACAACAATTCACACCTGAGAGATCAATTACAGAGCATAGTGGGAGACTTATAGACGATAAATTCCTCCCAGTTATCAATCCTGCTATGCTCGCCTTTAGACCAGAGGCAAGAAGAACTTGGGAGGACTCACTAAAGAATATTTTAGGATATGTTAGTGGGGAATTAATACCAGTAGATATATCTACAGAGTCATTCTATGGAATTGACAACAAGGAAGAGGCAATTGAATGGATAAACAAAGCGCTAAACGCTCCAACAAGTTATATATCATGCGATACAGAGACCACAGGTCTCTATCCAAGAGACGGTCACATTTTAGGACTAAGTCTCGCTTATTGCAGAGATCATGCAGTATACATTTTAACAGACGTGGTAGACGAGGAAGTGGAGGTTTTACTCCAGAAGCTCTTTACCAAAAAGATAACGGTATTTCACAACGCAAAGTTTGACTTGGCAATGCTAGAATATCATTTTAACTTTGAGTTTCCTCGTATAGAGGATACAATGCTAATGCATTATATGTTGAATGAGAATCCAGGCACACATGGATTAAAACAGTTAGCGTTAAAACATACAAAGTATGGAAACTATGAACAAGATTTACATAATTACATAGCTGATTATTGTAAACGTAACGGAGTTCTAAAGTCACAATTCACTTGGGAATCTATCCCATTTGATGTGATGCAAGTATATGCTGCAATGGATGCGGCAGTTACCTTTGAACTCTATGAGCTTATGCTAGAAGCTCTTAATAAAAATCCCAAACTAGTAAAAGTATACAAGGATATTCTTGTACCTGGTATGCTATTTTTAAAAGACTGTCAAGATAATGGTGTACCTTTTGATCGTAGACGATTAGAAGAAGCACAGAACTTGATGGAGAAAGAAATACAAGAAGCTATTGATAAGCTCTACAGCTTTAAAGAAGTAAAGATGTTTGAGCAGGCTCAAGGTAAAGAGTTCAATCCAAATAGTACAGTACAATTACGTAGTCTATTGTTTGATGCAATTGGACTACAACCTACAGGTAAACTAACAGGTACAGGCGCTAACTCTACTGATGCAGAAGTCTTAGGACAGCTTGCCGAGCAGCACCCAGTACCTAATCTAATATTAGATATTCGTCAGAAGTCTAAGATTAAGAATACTTATTTAGATAAAATTATACCACAACTTGATAGAGACAGTAGATTAAGAACAAACTTTAATATACATTCTACAACATCAGGTAGGCTATCTTCAAGTGGTAAATTGAATATGCAACAGATACCTCGTGACAATCCGATTGTCAAAGGTTGCATCAAAGCAAAAGAAGGTAATCAGATAGTTGCAATGGATTTAACAACTGCAGAGGTATATGTAGCAGCTGCCCTATCTGGTGATAAAAATCTAAGTGAAGTATTCAAGTCTGGTGGTAACTTTCATAGTTCAATTGCAAAGTTAGTATTTAGACTACCCTGTGAGGTCGATGAAGTTGCTGAGCTATATACATTCGAGAGACAAGCTGCTAAAGCTGTTACTTTCGGTATTATGTATGGAGCAGGGCCGAATAAGATATCACAACAAGTAACAAAAGACTCAGGGTCTAACTTTTCGGTGCAAGATGCGCAGAGAGTTATTAGCCAATACTTTGATCAGTTCAGCAGATTAAAACATTGGTTAGAAGAACAGAAAGAGTTTATTGAAGCTAACGCATACTTATACTCTACTTTTGGTAGAAAGCGTAGACTTGAAAATGTGAGAAGTGCTGATAAAGGTATTGCAAGTCATGAAGTAAGAAGTGGTATAAACTTTTTAGTTCAATCCGTATCATCAGATATGAACTTGCTTGCCGCAATAGATATGAATAACTATATAAAAGAAAACGGACTAAAAAGTAGAATCTTCGCTTTAGTACATGACTCTATTCTTGCCGAGTGCCCACATCATGAGATTGACGCATATAGTAAGAAACTGACAGAGTTTGTGCAGATGGATAGAGGCGTTTATATAAATGGCGCTCCTGTTGGCTGTGACTATGATGTAGGTGAAGACTATAGTTTTGGTAAGTATACTAAACTATATGGTTAGGCTTGATTTAGTGTACCCAGTTTATGTATTAAACTCAGACAATGTCTGGGAACAGGATGGCATAGTCTTCATTGAAGACCAAGTGCTTGATGATTTAAACCAAACTGGGGATACTATTGGGCAGAGAAGGTTGAGGACACCTTTAAAAAATTTATTCCCACTTAAGTTTCAAATTGATAATATAGTGGGTCTAATAAAACATAGAGGAAAAAACTATGTTGATACTTCGGGAAGATACTTTCATTATGAAAAATCAACATTTACACAGTTAATATGTCACAAGATTCGAAGTGTAGAAGATAATAAACAATCATCTACGATTTGGCTAAAAGACATTAACTTTTCTTTTCTAGAAAAACGTCCTCCAAAGAGTACCGAGTCGTGGGCACAAGTGCTATACCTAAACGGTTTACCATGGGTTATCTACGACTTTCTTGAACAAAAGAAAAATCCGACAAGGAGAAAGATATGAAAGCAGTACTAAGTAATAGAATCTATATGAACGCGACTCCAAGTCAGCAGTCAGCTATTGATAGTACACTTACATACACAATACCTAACTATGACCCGCGTGATCCCCCTACAACAATTAAGAACATGGGGATTGTTCGAAAAGATTTAATAACGTTACCAAGTGGTAGAGAAGATTTAATTCCAAAAGACTATGAGATAGTTGATAAGAGAGTAACTAAACGGATAGAATTTCCTAAATTTAAGTTCGAGTTACGACAAAGCCAGCAAGAAGTTTTTGATAGAGTAGACGAAAGCTGTATAATAAACGCGTGGGTAAGCTGGGGTAAGACATTTACTGCCTTAGCAATCGCGTCAAACTTAAGTCAAAAAACTTTAGTTGTTGTACATACTTTAGCTCTACTAAAGCAATGGCAAACAGAAACACAAAAAGTTTTTGGAATTGAAGCAGGCATCATAGGTGGTGGTAAGTTCAATATAGATAGTCCTATCGTAATCGGTAGTGTTCAGTCTCTATACCGTAGAGTCTCTGACATTTCCGATAAATTTGGAACTGTAATACTAGATGAAATGCATCATGTAAGCAGTCCGACTTTTGCTAAAATTGTAGATAAAAATAAAGCAAGATATAAGATTGGACTCTCAGGTACGATTGAAAGAAAAGATGGTAAACATGTAGTGTTTAGAGATTACTTTGGACAGACAGTACATAAGCCACCAAAGGAAAACTATATGACCCCTAAAGTGGATATCATAGCCTCAGACGTAAGATTTATGGATGGGCAGAATATCCCATGGGCAACAAAAGTAACACACCTCTCTTATCAAGAGGAGTATGTTCATTCAGTTGCTATGATAGCAAGTGCCTATGCAGCTAAGGGTCATAAAGTTTTGGTTGTCTCAGACCGAGTAGAGTTTCTAAAAACTTGTGCTAAACTGAGCGGAGATGAGGCTCTATCAATTACAGGAGATGTACCTCATGAAGAACGCCCCGAGATGATGAAACAACTTTGGCATGATAAAAATATTTTATATGGTACACAATCTATATTTTCAGAAGGTGTATCACTCGATTGCTTAAGTTGTCTTGTTTTGGCAACTCCTGTAAATAATGAACCTCTACTCACTCAGCTAATAGGACGTATTATTAGAATACAAGAGGACAAGTCCCAGCCTGTTGTAGTGGATATAAATTTAGTAGGTAAAACGGCACGGAAACAGGCGAACAATAGACGAGGCTACTACATGAAGCAAGGGTACGAGGTAAATGACCTATGAAAAAATACTTCTTGACAGGAGTTGAATTTTTTAGTATAATATATGATACGATATAATTGGAAAAAGATCGCTAAAGACAGTAATAATAAGGTTTCAGACATCTTACTTATAGTGTGGTACATTACTTATGAGTACCCACCTACAAGCAAGCGTGACAGACTCTTTAAATTTTACGGAAAAGATTATTCAGGTGACAGTTTTTTACTTAATCCTGAGTTTATCTACAAGCATCGTAAGTCTGCTTCTGACTCAGAATGGGCTGAATACATTGCCGTAGCATCTTATAGAAGTTATAACGAATATTTAACAACAAATAAATTAACTATAGAACTAGCACAGCTTCCCAAAGCCGTGCAGAACATAATTAAAATGAATAGGCTACTCAAAGTTGAAGATGATAAAGTTTATTTTCAGTATGAGAAGTCACAAAAGGAGAAATAAAAATGGCATTAAAATTTGCACAATTAGAAGGTAAGGCTAAAAAGTCTTCCATAAATCAGTTTCAATATCAAGACGGTGATAACGTCGTAAGAATGGTAGGAGATATCCTTCCTAGATACGTATATTGGATAAAAGGTGAGAACGCAAAGAACATTCCTATGGAGTGTCTTTCCTTCAATCGTTCTACAGAATCTTTTGACAACAAAGAAAAAGATTGGGTAAAAGACTACCACCCAGAAATGAAATGTGGTTGGTCATATGCAATACAATGTATTGACCCAAAAGATAGTCAAGTCAAAGTCCTCAACTTAAAGAAAAAACTACTGGAGCAAGTAATGCTTGCTGCTGAAGACCTCGGCGACCCTACAGATCCTGAAACAGGATGGGACGTTCACTTTAAAAGAGTTAAGACTGGACCAATGGCTTTCAACGTCGAGTACCAACTACAAGTACTTAGATGTAAAACTAGAGCATTAGATGAGTCGGAAAAAGAGTTGATAGAAGGCTTGAAGTCTATGGATGAAGTACTTCCTAGACCAAGCGCAGATGCTCAAAAAGAACTTCTTGATAGAGTTAGATCAGGTAGCAATGAGTCTCCTGATGCAGAAGTTGCCTCTGAATTTTCAGATGGAGAACAAAAATGGTAGTTGTAGGACAAGAGTTTCCTGAGTTTAAAATGAACACTTGCGAAAGCGATAATTCATTAGGCTCAATAACTCAAAACGATATTGATTCTGAGTGGACTATAGTATACTTTTATCCAAAAGACTTTACATTTATATGTCCTACAGAGATTGCAGCTTTTGATGAACTATCAAGTGCTGCTCAAATAATCGGAGTGAGTGGAGACAATGAGTTTTGCAAACTTGCTTGGAAACAAGATAGTGACCTTATCAGAGATATAGATCACACACTTGCAGCAGATTCAGGCATGGCCTTAGGCTATGAACTAGGAATAGTAAGTGAAGAAGAAGGTGTTCATTATAGAGCAACCTATATTATAGACCCGAATAATATAGTGCAGCATGTATCAATAAATGCATTAGATACAGGCAGAAGTGCAAAAGAGATAAAAAGAACTCTTGCGGCACTTCAAGCGGGCGGTTTAACAGGTTGCAGTTGGCAACTAGGAGATGATTTCGTAGCATGATTTTATTTACAGCAGATTGGCATATAAAACTAGGACAAAAGAATGTACCCGTAGAATGGGCTACAAACAGATATCGTGAGTTTTTTGATCAGATTAAAGAGCTTGAGAAAGATGTTGATCTGCATATCATTGGGGGAGACTTATTTGATAGACTCCCTTCAATGCCTGAGTTAGAGTTATATTTCGACTTTATTAGTGGAGTTACAATTCCAACAATTATTTTTGATGGAAACCACGAAGCTACTAAAAAGAATAAAACATTTTTTACTCAATTAAAATCTGCGACTCAAAGATTAAACCCTTTAGTTACTGTCATTGATGAAATAACAGTAACAGAACAATACACTATATTACCGTATTGTTATTTACATAGAAAATGGAATCCAGTATTGGACTTAGATATAAGAAAACCTCTATTCACTCATGTGAGAGGTTCTATACCACCTCATGTATCTCCTGAAATAGACTTGAATAAGTTAGCACAGTTTCCGATTGTGTTTGCAGGAGATTTACATAGTCACTCTAATACTCAATTAAATATTGTATATCCAGGTAGTCCGATGTCTACCCAGTTTCACAGAACAAAAGTGCAAACAGGATATTTATTAATTGATGAAGATAGTTGGGAGTGGGAGTGGAAAGAGTTCAAACTACCCCAGTTAATACGAAAGACGGTGACAGACCCGAACGCCATGATCCCAACTACATACGACTATACGATCTATGAGCTAGAGGGGGATGTCGCCGATCTTTCACTTATAAAGAACTCAGAACTACTAGATAAAAAAGTAGTCAAAAGAAAAACAGAAGCAACTCTTATATTAGACGCAGATATGTCTATGGAAGATGAGCTAGCAGAATATCTAAGTTATATTCTGGAATTAAAGGAAGAAACAGTAACAAACATTTTAGGAATATTTCATGATAACTCTAAAAACGCTGAAGTGGGATAACTGCTTTAGCTATGGAAAAGACAACAATATTAATCTTAACAATAGTACTCTCACTCAATTGGTGGGTACCAATGGCATGGGCAAGTCTTCCATTCCACTTATTATCGAAGAAGCCTTATACAACAAGAATAGTAAAGGTATCAAAAAAGCGGATATACAAAATAGATTTGTAAATGCAGGATATAATATAAACCTTACTTTTGCTGTAGAAGATACAAACTATGAGATAGATGTACGCAGAAGTAGAGGTAGTATAAAAGTTAAGTTATTTGAAGGTGACGAAGATATTAGTAGTCATACTGCAACTAACACATATAAAACAGTCGAGCAGATATTGGGTCTGGACTTTAAAACATTTACCCAACTTGTTTATCAAAATACAAATGCATCTTTGCAGTTTTTAACAGCAACAGACGCTAATAGAAAAAAGTTTTTGATAGACTTGTTAAACTTGGAAGATTATGTCGCTTACTATGACGTTTTTCGAGAGCTTGCAAGGACTTCAGGTCAGCAGCTTGCAGAACTAGATGGAAAGTCAAAAACTATTGTAAAATGGTTAAATGAAAATAAATTGAGTGATAGTATCATACTTCCAATGATAAAATTACCAGAATATTCGGAAACAGATGAGAATGAATTGCGTTCTTTATCTATAGATTTTGAAAATATCGCAGAAAAAAATCAAAAAATTAACGAAAATAATACATACAAGCAACTATTTTCCCAGCTAAATATGAAGTTATTACAAAGTAAGTTAGCTGAGCCAGAGTCTTTTGATGACTTAATTTCTAAGAAAGGCAGACTTGGCGGATATGTTTCTGAGTGGGAAAAGAAAGAAGAAAAGTATAAAAACTTAGAAGGCACTTGCCCAACTTGTGAACAGTCTATTCCAGAAGACTTTGTTGAAAGATGGATAGTAGAGGCACAAGAACAAGTAGAAGAACACAGAAACCGACTAGGCGAACTAGACGTAGAAATACAAGCTAGGATAAAGGAGAAACAAAAGTATAAAGAGTATGTAAATACGAAACGAGAGTTTGAAGATTTACATTCTAGAATAAACAATGACTTACCTAGCAACACATTAGATGGAGGTGATTTGGCTATAAAGATAAAAGAATTGAAAGATAGTATCACTCACGCCAAATCGCAGATACAGGAAATAGCAGAGCAAAATGAAGAAAGAACAAAGAAAAACACAAGGATTCAAGTCATCCTTGAGCAAACAGCAGAGTTTGAAAAAGAACTTGAAGAAATTACGGAAAAATTATCTAAAGTCGAAGAAACCGCAGGACATATAGAAGTCCTTAAAAAAGCGTTTTCTACCAACGGTCTTATTGCATATAAGATTGAAAATATGGTGAAAGAGTTAGAAGATCTAGCAAACGACTATTTAGCAGAATTAAGTGACGGAAGATTTAGCATCAACTTCGTAGTAACAAACGATAAGTTGAATGTAGAAGTTACAGATGAAGGTAATATAATTGATATTACTGCACTCAGTAGTGGCGAATTGACCCGAGTTAACACAGCGACTTTAATCGCTATACGAAAATTGATGAGTAGTATATCGAAAAGTCGTATTAATGTTCTTTTTCTTGATGAAGTCATCAATGTATTAGATGAACAAGGAAGAGAAAAGCTAGTAGAAGTTCTATTGAGAGAAGAAGGTTTGAATACATATATAGTATCACATGGCTGGACACACCCTCTTTTAGACAAGATTGAAGTCTTAAAGACTGATAATATAAGTAGATTGGAATAATGACAGCAAGAAATAGGAGAAGATGCTTTAGAATGAACAAAACAAAACAGACAATAGATTTTATACACTCATCAGATTTAGATGAGTTTGAAGGTTTTTGTCGTCGTATGTGGCTAGACTACTGTGACGAACATGGAACCTACTTTGGAGGTGTAGACCTTACATATACGGAATACACAGGTAAGTTTAGTGATTATTTAATGGAGAGATATGACGCAAGTAAAAAGTGATTATATAGAAGTAGATAGCGTACCTAAACCAATTAAAGATAATTTAATTGTAAAACGCGGGAAAGTTGAGTCAAAAGAGACGAGTGGAGGGATAATTATCCCTGATTCATCGCGGAGACTTGATAATAGTGGTGAAGTAGTCGGTTTAGGCGACTATGGAAAGTTAACTCGAACTGGAGTGAAAGTTCCGTTTGAATTAAAAATAGGAGACAGAGTGTATTTTGAATGGCACGCTGCACAGAAAAAGTTAAAAGTCGATGATGACTTTTATGTAATATTAACAGAGAAAGATATTCTATTCGTAGAAGAGGAAGACTAATGGTAGACCCAAGAGCGAAAGGCGCTACAGGAGAGCGTCAAGTAAGAGACTTACTAAAAACACATACGAATTTAGATTTTGAGAGAGTACCAATGTCAGGCGCACTCGAGTTTATGAAAGGGGATTTGTTTGTACCCAATAAAGAGAACAATTACTGTATAGAAGTAAAAAATTATAAAGATAATCATTTTACTGACAAAGTAATTAGTACAACATCTAACCAGTTTATAAAATGGTGGGAGCAATCAACATCACAGGCTGAGAAAGGAGACCAAAAGCCAGTACTTTTCTTTAAATATAATAGATCAAAAATTTATGTTGCTCAACAAGATGAGCCACAGAAAGTCGACAGATGGATGTATGTAAAGCACTTGGATTGTTATGTTTGTTTAGCTACGGATTGGCTAATCTTTGAACAACCGAGGTTTATAAATGGCTAAGAGTTTCATGGATATGGGGAGCGAAGCTCCTCGTGAAAGAGTAATAGTTATTGATGCACTTAATCTAGGATTTAGATGGAAGCATCAAGGTCGTACGGATTTTGCAGACGATTATATGCGTACTGTAGAATCACTTGCAAGTTCTTACAACTGTGGTAGCATTGTCATAGCCGCAGATTGGGGGAGCAGTACCTTTAGGCAGGGTATACACCCTGAATACAAAGGAAACAGGAAAGAAAAATATGAAAAGCAAACCCCTGCTGAGGCAGAAGCTTTTCGAAAATTCATAGAAGAAATGGAACGCACTCTTGCACTTATGGACAAGAGGTGGTGCGTTCTGCGCTTCAAAGGAGTAGAAGCTGACGATATAGCAGCTTATGTAGTACAAAATAGAGAACAGTATGGAATCGACCACATATGGTTAATGAGTACTGATAGAGATTGGGATTTACTTATTAGTCCACACGTATCTCGCTTTTCTTATATAAACAGAAAAGAGACAACGTATGAAAATTGGAGTAACACACATAACTACTCTATAGAAGAGTATATTACAATTAAATGTTTGACGGGAGACTCTGGAGACAATGTTCCAGGTATACCACAAATTGGTCCGAAACGAGCAGAAGGTTTAGTAAAAGAGTTTGGAAGTGCGTTTGATATATATGACGCAGCACCATTCAGTAGTCGATATAAATATATGCAGTCACTGAATGAAAATATAGACTTATTGCTTACAAACATGGAACTAATGGATTTACTTGCATATTGCGAAGAAGCCAGTGGTAGTGATAATACAGTAACAATCGACAATTCATTGTCAACATATATTTAAAGAAAATGGCACATAATATAAAAATAGACTATGATCGGGATGATACACTTCCTGATTTTAGTATAAAAACTTTAGAAGATAGGTATATGGTAGAAGGAGAGACATCTCCACAAGAAGCATTTGCAAGAGCAGCTAGTACATATTCGGATAGTGATGAAATGGCACAACGAATATACGACTATGCAAGTAAGCTATGGTTTATGTTTTCAACACCTATCTTATCAAACGGAGGAACATCTAGAGGATTACCGATTAGTTGTTTCTTAAATTATATCCCTGATAGCAGGGGTGGAATTACAGATCATTACACAGAAAACGCTTGGCTTTCTTCGGTTGGAGGAGGCATAGGAGGGTATTGGGGAGACTTAAGAAGTGTAGGATCTAAAACATCTCATGGAAGTGAGAGTACAGGTGTGATACCTTTTATGAAAGTTGTAGATGCAGAAATGCTAGCTTTTAGTCAAGGGGTTACAAGACGTGGCAGTTATGCTGCTTACATTGATATTAGTCACCCTGAGATAGAAGAGTTTCTAGATGTTCGTAAGCCTACAGGCGGAGACATTAATAGAAAATCTATAAATCTTCATCATGCTGTTATAATACCAGATGCATTTATGCAACTTATAGATACAGCAACAAGAGAAGAAGGTTTTGATGACAGTTGGGATTTGATTGATCCACATAGTGGAGATGTTAAGAAAACAGTTTCAGCAAAAACTTTATGGGTAAAATTAATTCAAAATAGAGTAGAAACAGGAGAACCGTACATTATGTTCGGAGATGCAGTAAATGAAGCATTACCAGAGTTTCAACAAAATCTTGGATTAAAAGTAAACCAAAGTAACTTATGTAGTGAGATAACTCTACCTACAAATGAAGACAGAACAGCAGTATGCTGTTTATCAAGTGTAAATCTAGAAAAATTTGATGAATGGAATAACCATCCTCATTTTATAAATGATTTAGTAAGATTTTTAGATAATGTTCTAACACATTTTATTGAAAATGCACCAGATTCACTTGATAAAGCAAAATATAGCGCAGAGCAAGAGCGCAGTATTGGACTAGGAGCAATGGGATTTCATGCGTATTTACAAAAAAATAATATCCCCTTTGAATCGCCTATGGCAAAAGGGTTTAACTTACGAGCTTTTGGACATATTAAAGAAAAAGCTACTAGTGCTACCAAGGAGCTTGCAATGGAAAGGGGCGAATGCCCTGACGGAATCGGTTATGGTGTGCGTAACGCTCATCTACTGGCTATCGCTCCTAATGCTAGCAGTGGGATTATCTGTGGGAATACTAGTCCTAGCATTGAGCCTTATAGGGCTAATGCTTTTACTCAAAAAACTAAAACAGGTAGTTCGTTACTTAGAAACAAATTTCTTGAAAAACTACTTGAAGAAAAAGGATTTAATACTGAAGAAATATGGAAATCAATAATTACGAATAGTGGTAGTGTTCAACATTTAGATTGCTTAACTGAATGGGAAAAGAATGTGTTTAAAACTGCTGTAGAACTTGACCAAAGATGGGTTGTAGACCATGCCGCAGATAGGCAAGAGTTTATATGTCAAGCTCAAAGCTGTAACATATTTTTTCCATCAGACGTTTCAAAACAAGAGTTACACAATGTTCATATGAGAGCATGGGGAAGAAGAATGAAAACGCTTTACTACTTAAGAAGTGAAGCACTAAAAAGAGCAGATGTAGTCTCAGATAAAGTCTTAAGAGAGTACATTTTTGATTATCAAGACGAAGAAGGCTGTTTAGCCTGCGAGGGATAAAATGTTATTAGAAGAAAGAGAGTTTTATAAGCCATTTAATTATGCATGGGCTTATGAAGCATATAAAACACAAAATCAGATGCACTGGATTCCAGATGAAGTAAATTTAGCAGATGATTTAAAAGATTTTCGTGAAAAACTAACACCAGATAATAAGTTATTGTTAACTAATATCTTTAGGTTTTTTACGCAAGCGGATGTAGATGTTGCAGGTGGGTATGCAAACCACTATTTACCAACATTTAAGCAACCAGAAGTACGAATGATGCTATCATCGTTTGCAAATATGGAAGCAGTACATCAAGATGCATATTCTTTATTACTTGAAACACTTGGGTATTCAGATGATGAATATCAGTTATTTCATGAAATACAAGCTATGCAAGAAAAACACGAGTATTTAAGTAATTTTACTATAGATACTCCATATGAAATGGCGAAAACAATGGCTGTGTACAGCGCGTTCACAGAAGGCGTACAGTTATTTAGTAGTTTTGCTATTTTATTAAACTATCCAAGACACAACCTTATGAAAGGTATGGGACAGATAGTGACATGGAGCGTACGAGATGAGACACTTCATGTTGAAAGTATGAGTCGTTTGTTCAAAGAATTTATACGAGAAAATCCACAGTTGTGGACTGATAAATTAAAGTATGAAATTTATTGTGCGGCAGAGAAGATTGTAGAATTAGAGGATCATTTTATTGATACCTGTTTTGATAATGCAGATATACCAGATCTAAAGGCAAGTGATGTAAAAGAATATATTCGTTACATTGCAGATCGTAGGTTACTTGGTATAGGCATGAAAACAATTTTTAATGCAAGAACAAATCCACTTCCGTGGCTCGACTATATACTTAACGGTGTTGAGCATACCAACTTTTTTGAAAACCGTGCTACAGAGTATGCTAAAGCTAGTACGACAGGAAATTGGCAGGATATATTTAAATGAGTACTCAAGTAGATCAAGAACCGATTTTGGAATTAGACGGGCAAAAATACATTATCTCAGATTTATCTGATGAGGCAAAAACCTTAATAGGTAGGCTTCAATTAAATGAAGAAGAGTTGATGAAAGCACAGATAGTAACTGAGAGATTAATGCTTTCAAAAGAAGCATATACTTCTAGGTTAAAGGAAAGTGTAAATGCAGAACCAGAATCACCCCCTGAAGAAGTAGTAACTTCTTAAACGAAAAACCCGCTTAGTGCGGGTTTTTTATTGTTTTTATATTTCTCCATCCTCTCCTAGAGGGTGAGTAACTACATTTTCTTCATTTCCTATTGGTTTTGTATTGTCTTTCATAATTTTAAGCTGACTCTATCTCAGCAT